ATGAGAACGGGCGATGCAAAAATAGGCAGTTGATTCCACTGGCTATTGACGCATCGCCCGCTAAGTTCTAACCTTTTGCCTCGTGATTCACCCTCGTGAACACCTCTTGCAGGGCCGATATAGCTCAGTTGGTAGAGCAGCGCATTCGTAATGCGAAGGTCGTAGGTTCGACTCCTATTATCGGCACCATTCTAACGTCTCCCCAAGTCTACTAAAGTTCACTGAAACCCCTTATACTCTGCGCTTTACAGCCCCTTTTAGTATTTCTACGTCTACTAAAGTTCCCTGAAATCTACATTCGTTTGGGGGTACTTATGGGGGTATATGCTGTTCGGTCTAGAGGAGGTACCCCCAAATGAAACTAAACGCCCGGCAGGTGGACACCGCCAAACCTAAAGATAAGCCTTACAAGCTGGCTGATGGTGGTGGTTTGTATCTCCTGATTAAACCTAATGGCGGAAAATACTGGCGGCTCAAGTATCGTGTAGCCGGCAAAGAGAAGCTGTTAGCGCTGGGTGTGTATCCTGAAGTCACATTGGCCGATGCTCGGGCAAAACGTGAAGAAGCCAAAAGGGGTATCGCTGGGGGTATCGATCCTATGGAAGCGAAACGGGAAGAGAAGATCGCCCGTGAAACGCAGTTAAACAACACCTTCAAAGATATTGCCCTTGAGTGGCACAGCAGCAAACTAAAAAAATGGTCTGCTGGGTATGCTTCAGACATCCTGGAGGCTTTCAACAAAGATGTGTTCCCTTACATTGGCAAAAAACCAATAGCCGATATCAAACCGCTTGAACTGTTGAATGTGCTGCGGCGCATTGAGGGGCGCGGCGCTACAGAAAAGGCCAAAAAAGTTAGGCAGCGCTGCGGGGAAGTTTTCCGTTACGCAATAGTCACCGGGCGTGCTGAGTATAACCCCGCTCCGGATCTCACCAGCGCCATGCAAGGGCATGAGTCCAATCATTATCCTTTCCTCACACCGAAAGAATTGCCTGATTTCTTCAAGGCGTTGTCAGGATATACAGGAAGCGCGTTAGTAGTTTTGGCTGCTCGTCTGCTGATTATCACCGGCTTGCGTACCGGCGAACTCCGCGGGGCATTTTGGGATGAAATCAATATCAGTAAGGCGGTTTGGGAAATACCAGCCTCACGCATGAAAATGCGTCGCCCTCATGTGGTACCGTTGTCCAGGCAAGCTCTTACGCTTATTGGCCAGCTCCAAGAGCTAACAGGCAATTACCCGCTTATGTTCCCTGGCCGTAACGATCCGCGAAAAACAATGAGTGAAGCCAGCATAAACCAAGTCTTTAAGCGTATTGGCTATGACGGAAAAGTCACAGGGCACGGTTTCCGGCACACCATGAGTACCATCCTGCACGAACAGGGCTACAACACCGCGTGGATAGAAACGCAGCTGGCACACGTCGACAAAAACTCTATTCGAGGAACGTACAACCACGCTCAGTACATAGACGGCCGGCGAGAAATGCTTCAGTGGTATGCCGACTATATGGAAGCGTTGGATAACGGTGAAAATGTAGTGCATGGAACATTCGGGAAAAGCGCTTAACTGTATGTATAGACAGTGCTAATTGACAGTAGTAGACTTCTGTAGACTACCGTTAGCAGGAAGCTTTTATGCGAGAAAACATCCTCAACATGCCCCATCATCTTCGCCGACAACGTGTGGTCACTGCTGAGCAGGCTGCAATGGCTATGGCTGGCGTGTACAGTTGTTCACGCTTAGATGAGTTGAAAGCTAAATTCCCTCCTGAGATCTACAACATTGCTTCCAGTTACTTGAGGATAATTTTGAGTGCTGTAAACGCAGAAGAACTACATCCCAAGAGAACATGGTCTAGCTCACCTGGCGGAGATATCACTGGAGCTGATTTTTATTCCAATGATATTTGGCCTTGGGCTGTTAAAGAAATATCAGCTACAGATAGTTGGTTTGGATGTGATCCAGATAGCTCTAGCGAAAAGCACCAGCCTTTACGAAGCGTGTGGGGCGAGTTTGCTGGTAAAGATACAGCGTTAAAACTGATCGCTGGAATGGCTATTGCGCTTGAAAAATCAGGTGGCAAATATGTTCGCGGTAAAAATTTGAACAAATCCGAAGTTGCTAGAAGTGCTTCAAGAAGCATATTGGAGCATGGCGATGGCATCGATGTGACAGATAAGGCATTGACTATGCTAATTAATGAAGCTCTGAACACATACGCTTCCAAATAGCTCGTAAGGATTTCCAAAAAGACGATCCTCAGGTTCTAAAACTTCTGGCCGTACTTCTATTTCAGTGGAGGCGCTGCTTCCAACTGATTTACCGTGACTTCCACAACTACCCGCATGTTTTTGCTGAAATATACCTCGTAGACCACATTAGACTTCGAGAGGTATATATGTCCCAATCCCTTATCCGCTTACCTGAAGTTCAGCGCAGAACCGGCTATAGCAAGGCTTGGATCTATCGACTCATGGCTGAGCAACGTTTCCCCTCATCCATAAAGATTGGTTCTCGAGCAATCGCTTTCATTGAAAGCGAAATTGATGAATGGATTAGTGAGCGCATTGAATCGTCACGCAGCCAAACGAACTGAGATTCCGTGAGCAGAGATAATTTGCGAGAGTTTGCACTTCGGATCTCGCAGAATAAATTTGTCGCGACAGCTCACTAAACAATTCAAAAAGGTTAATGCCATGAAGAACAATTATGCCCGTCTGGGGCAGGGCTTCGCTCACCCTAAAAACTCCTTGCCTTGTTATTCAACTGAAGGGTATGCTTTAAAAGCACCAGCAAAATCTGGTGCCAGGATTGGCGTCCTGAATGACTGTATGGCGACACATGACGCGCCAAGCGTCTTTTTTTGTGCCGTTGATCCGTCTCACCTATTTTCACGCGTTGTGGTTCAAAACCGCTCTGCTAGCAAAATTATGGTGGGCTGGGTGGGGGCGGAGAAATCCGCGCCGGAGTCCATACAGTCCGGTTACGCCAACCCTGCTCAGTCCACCACCAGTGAAATTGGCGTTTCCGGTGGTGGTTATCTAGACCACTGTATGGAGGCTGCCACATGGCTACTACCCCAACCCAAAAACTGCCCAAATTCACCTGGCTTTTCCTCGGTACGCCGAAAGGCCGGACCTGCACTCCCGTTGTTATCCGCATCGTTGCCGACAGTGAGCAAGAAGCCCGCGAGTTTTATTCCCGCTGGGATCTTATCTTTGCCGCCAAAATTCGCTCTGAATGTTCGCTTTATCAATACAGCAGCGGCGCGTTTGAACTGGATGTTGCGAAATTGGGAGGTAGCCATGTTTAACCTCCAGACCCTGACAGCTAAAGCCCGTGAGCTGCGCGGCAACGTGGTAAAAGCCACTACCACGAAAGGCACCCGCACCATGACCCCCGTTTACGAACGGGAAGAGCAGCGCAAACTGCGCGAGCGCATCCAGCAGACCCAGCCGGACTGGGTTTTACTCTGGTGGGATATTGCGACCGTTACCGGCTGGCGTACCAGTGACGTGTGCAACTTCCGTTACTCGTGCATCAACTGGGAAACCGGCATTGCAACAATCATCGTAGCGAAGCAGACCAAAGCAGCAGAAGCCAGAGCGACCCGAAAGGGGATCGAGATTGTTCGCCAGCATCGTAAGGACGCTGCCCGGCTTGCTGGCGATCACATTGGGTACATGCACTGGGATAGCGTGACCTGCGACGATCTGGCCGCCGGTATGACGGAAGAAGAACAGGCGATCGTGTTTGAGCTGGTGGCAAAGGCTGAGGTTAAGCATGATACCAAACAGCTGCCGCCGGGCATCATCAAACGACTGCGTGAACGCATGGAGCGCAATCTTATCGGTGACGACCTGGTATTTTCACGCAGCCAGATTGAAAGTAACCGTTGCCAGTCTCTGGAAGGTAGCGTGAGCCGCCAGACAATCTGGAAGAAACTGCACAACGTAATGGTGTGGTTTACCCGCGTAGTAAACACGCGTCTGCGCCTGAGCGCCTATTCCAGCCGCAAAATTGCCGCCTTCAATCTCATGTCCGCCGGCGGCGAACAGGGCTTGCTGGTCGCCTCTGAAATGCTCGGCCACAGTAACCCGGCTATCACCCGGACTTATCTCCAGCTGGGGAGCAAGGCCGCGGCTATCCAGACACGCCTCGCTATGGAGGTGAATGCATGAAAAAGCCTACTCAAAGCGAATCCATTGCCATGCTGACGACCAGCGCAGTCCAGGCGCTGGAATACAGCCGTCAGGCGCTTGCCGTTCTCGATATGTGGATTGATACCCTGCCGCCGGATGATGAAATGGAAAGCTTTCGTGTCGCGGCGGTTCACAGCCTGGTCAGTCAGGCATCGGAATATCTGGTGAAAGTCAGGGAGGTCAGGCCATGACCGCTGTTTATAATCTGGTGCGCTGTAGCGATGGTAAAACCGTATTCAGTTTTCCGGCCGGCGGCCGCTATCTGGTGGACACGTCGAACGGGTTGCAGTCTATGCGCCCCCTCATGGACGACGAGATCTTTTTCACGGTGGAGAGTGCCGCGCGCTTTCTGAAGAAAATTGGTTATCAGGTAATCCCGCCAGCGGCGTGAGGTAAAAAATATGACAATTGAAAATTCCGGCTTAACTGCTGGTGGCCGCGCTCACCCTGAAATCAGGCCGGGCGATAAATGGAAAGATAGTCGGGGCGGGATCGTAATTATCGAAAGTTACCGATTCGACAGAGTGACATATTGCCGCGAGGGGTACAGCTCACCGTGTTTTTGCACGCCAGAAAGACTGGCGCGGGAATTTGAATTTATTTCTTCTGCGCCGGGCACCGGTGGAAGAGATATCGATCGAATTATGCGGGTGCAGGGCATCGAACGAATTCGGGTTATGCGGGAAATCATCAGGGAGCGAGGGAACAGAAAATGAAGAATGCACCAAACCTTAAAAAGCAGCCGGCGGATCTCATGGAGGAGTCAATTATCTTTGCCGGCGCTGATGCCTGGACGTTCGCCAAAGCATGGCAGGAAATGAACCCGATTGGCGACACGGTGCCGCCGGTTGTGCTGGATAAAAAGCAGCTGGCGGAGCTGGAGAATATCCGCATTGTGGATGATGGCCGGCTCTATGCCCGGGTTTGCCGTGGCGGGCATCTGACCGAACGGCAGATAACCATTCTCGCTACAAAGCTGGCGGTGGCCGGCGTGGAGCGCGCGCAATTCTACTCTGAAGGTTATCAGCTTCTGGAGGACTGGACGCCACAGCTGCCGCGCCTCAAAGCCGATGCGGAAGCCGGCAAAAGCATGGTGATCGGCAAACCGCTGACGGATGTAAACCTTCGCGACCTGGCTGATAACGAAAAGGCGCTCATACTGGCCGCGCGTTACAGCGGTATTGCGATCCATGAAAACAGCGAAGGCGTGTACGTCTACCGTGCCGGCATCTGGGAGAAAACGTCTTTGCTCGAGCTGAGCCGCGAAATGGTGGCTATCTACAACGAGAACAAAACTAACTTCAGCAAGCGCGCGATCAACAATGTTATCGACGCCCTGAAAATCGTTATCCCGGTAATGGGGGAGCCGCAGCGCAGCCTGATCCCCTTTGCAAACGGCGTCTACGATATGGAAACCGGCATTTTCTCCGAACACAGCCAGGACAACTGGCTAACCAATCATAACGGCGTGACCTACACGCCAGCGGTACCAAGCGAAAACCTTCGTGACCACGCGCCGAACTTCCATAAATGGCTAAGTTACGCATCAGATAGAGACGCAATTAAGATGCAGCGCATCGCTGCAGCGCTCTTTATGGTGCTGGCGAACCGGTACGACTGGCAGCTGTTCCTCGAGATAACCGGTGAGGGCGGTAGCGGGAAAAGTGTCTTTACCCATATCGCTACGATGCTGGCCGGTGCGCATAACACCGCCAGCGGGAACATGGCGGCGCTCGACAGCGCGCGCGGGCGGGCGCAGTTCGTCGGGAAAAGCATGATAACGCTTCCTGATCAGCCCAAATATTCAGGAGAGGGCACCGGGATAAAAGCGATAACCGGCGGGGATGCCGTGGAGATCGACCCGAAACACGAGCACCAGTACACCGCCGTTTTGCGGGCGGTGGTTGTGGCCACTAACAACACGCCGATGATTTTCACCGAACGTGCCGGTGGCGTTTCCCGGCGTCGCGTAATTTTCCAGTTTAACCGGCGCGTCAGTGAGGAGGATAAGGATCCCGAACTGGCAGAAAAGATATCCGCTGAAATTCCTGTGGTAGTTCGTCGGCTGCTGGCGAACTTTGCGAACCCGGAAAAGGCGCGTGCGCTGCTGCTGGAGCAACGAAACAGCGAAGAAGCACTGGAGGTGAAACAGAAAACAGATCCGCTGTATGCCTTTTGCGCTCACCTTGAGCGGCTGGCTGACTGTGCGGGAATGATGGTAGGAAACCGCAATCCGCCTCACTATCCGCGTATTTATCTCTATCACGCTTATCTGGCATTCCTGGAGGCAAATGGATTCGATAAGCCGCTGACGCTGAATAAATTTGCCGAGGGGATGGAAAGCGCCATGCGGGAGTTTAATCATGAATATCGTAAGGAGAGGAAGAATCGGGGCATGGTGACTAACGTTGAGCTTTCGGAAAGCGCGGAGGACTGGCTGCCGCAGGCGCACCCATTAGCTGAGAAAAAGGAATGAATGTTTAACTAAATATGGGTAAAGGTATACACGGTATACACCATTCCAATAAAAGTTATTTAAATCAATAATATATTCTGTGTATACCTTGTTGTAGGGTATACACAGGGTATACACGGTCTACACAATTACGTTTCTATAATGATTAGTTAATAAGCAAAAACGTGTATACCGTGCATACCTGAAATGGCAAAGTGTAGGCTGGTGTACACGGTTCAATTGTATGTTTTATATGAGTTTTATCGTTTTTATGTAGACCGTGTATACCTTGAAGGCAAATTCTTTAAAACGCATCCATTCATTTCACGTTGTGCATCCCCTCGATTTCATTACCATCATTTCATTACTTGCAATGATTGTTGTGATTGTTGCGTTTTTTATCATGTGATAACCAAGGGGGAAGCATGAAAAAGGAACACGTGAAACCCGTTCTTCTCAGCGCTGCTCAGGTTGCGGCATTAAAAGCCATCCAGGAGCAGGAACGCCAGAAATCCGGGTTTGGTATCGCACCATCAATCCATGATGTGGCGAGAAAAATATTTGATGTTGGGCTATCCAGAATGGAGGTAAGCCAGTGAGTTACGAAATTAAAATTGGGCAAAGAAGCATTGCTATCACTGATAACGTTTCTGAAGTGGTTGCGCCTAATGAGCAGATGGCGATTCTTTTTAAAGGGATGGCGAATATTTTAGGTGATCTGCGGGCCGTGGCAATGTTAGCTGAGGCGGAAGCCGATGCCGTAGAGGTTATCCGCAATGATCCGGATTTAAACGAAGCAGCAAAAAACCGCCGGGCCAGAGATGCGGCAAATAGAGACACACTCACGGCTTTCACTAGAAGTACGGCGATGATCAGCGAACAAGCTGAAAATATTCTCAATTATCTTAAGACCAAACTGGCCCCAGTTGCTCCGTTGGCCGAGGGTGATGTTGTCGGATTTATGCGAGATAGTGAGCTACGGAATGTATTTCGCTCGCTGGATGGAGCTGCGAAAGAAAAGCTGATGGTAGCAATGTATGCCGGGAATCAGACTGATTTATGTGACGCCCTGCTACGAGGTAACGCCATTTGCTCAGGCGTAACAGATTCTCAGCTGGAGCGACTGACTTTTGCCCGTATCGCCACAGATAACGGAGCCGTTATCAAATCTGTTTCTAACCTGGTAAAAGCCATTAACCGCAACCTGCAGCAAATCATCGCTGTTCGCACATGGTATGCAAATCTGGTATTTGGAAGCAATGACGACCCTCGCGATGTGGCTCCTCGAGTCTCCGGGCTGGCGAATCTGTCCGAGTACATTGATGGTATGGAAAAAATTAATTCCCGACAGGGTAAAGCAGATGATGAAGATGGGAAACAGGCCGCCTGATGGCGGCTTTTTCTTAACTGGAGAATGCTAAATGACAGAACAAACATCCCGCCTGGCCATTATTCTCGATAGCGTAGGGGCAAAACGTAATGCAGATAGCCTTTCTGATTCGCTAACTAAGCTCACAACAAACGGTGAAAAGACTGTTGCTGCCGTCGGTAAATTAGGTGCAGCTCTAACTGCTGCAGTTGCTACTGGCGCACTCATGGCAGGAACGGCATTGGCGGCAATGATCAAGCACACGGCAGAGGCTGGTGTTGAGATTAGCCGGTTGTCAAAAATAGCTAATGCTTCTACTACTGATTTTCAGAAATACGCCATAGCTGCCAGTGCCGCGGGGATATCTCAGGAGAAGTTCTCCGACATAATGAAGGATGTTAACGATAAGGTTGGTGACTTCCTGAGCACTGGCGGGGGGGAACTCCAGGATTTTTTTAAGACCATAGCTCCAAAGGTTGGTGTGACGGCTGAGCAGTTTAAGAATCTTTCAGGGCCAGCTGCAATGCAGCTATATGTTGATACCCTGCAAAAAGCCAATGTTTCACAAGCGCAGATGACTTTCTATATGGAGGCCATTGCCAACGATGCCACTGCTTTGATACCGATGTTTCAGAATGGCGGCAAAGCGATCAGTGAAATGGCCGATATATCGGAGAAGCTGGGTCTTATTCTCGACCAGAAAACAATTCGTGCGGCGCAGGAGGTGGAAACCACTGGCTGGCTGGTCAATTCCTCGATGCAGGGGCTAAGAACTCAGATTGCTGCGGGATTAATGCCAACGATCAGCGACCTAACAGGCGAGTTCACTACGTTCGCCGCAAAAGGAATAGATGTTACAGCCGTATCCCAAACACTGGATAGCTGGCTTAAAAATCTGGCTAAGGCCGCTGTAACTGTCGCAGGTGCTTTCATGGGTGTTACCAAGGCCATGGGAGGGATGGTTGACTTGTGGAATGGGATTAAGGATATAGACCTTTCACACCCCGTTGATGCCTATCATCAAATCAAAGATGTTTTCGCCAATGTTTCAGGCCAAGTAAACGGTGAGTTAGACAATATCCAGAAATGGGTGGATGAGGCTTGGGGGAAAATTAATGCCGCCGGAAAAAATGGAGGTAATGAGTTCATAAAGAACCTGACTGATATGCGTAATCAAATAAGTTTTGCGCAGGGGCATATCGGAACATTTTCTCCTGGAACAGGTAGTAAAATTAAAGCTTATTCTGAGGATGCAGGGCAGCGACTACTTAACCAGATTAACGAGCAAACTGCAGCATTTAATGCACAGTTGGACGCTAGCGATAAATTATCGGCGGTCGCAATGCAGCGCCTGAAGTTTGAAGAGCAGATAAAGACTATTCAGGAGCGTCAGGCCAAAGGGCTGCCAGTTACTAAAGATCAACAGTCGCTGTTATCTATGTCTAAAGAGATAGAGACAGCGTTCAAACGGCTTGAGCTAAGTCAGAAAGCTACCGCAACCCTGGACGATTACCGGAAGATGCAGGAGCAAATTGCACCGAAGGAGCTACTGCAAAACCAGACGCTGCAAAAACGCCTAGAAATACTGCGTGAAATGGTAGCGCTTAAAAAGTTATCCCCGGAGGCTGCGGGACAGCAAGCCAGTGGCCTGATTAGTAAATCAGTGCTGCCGGATTCAGTTATCTCTGGGGTAAACGCTGCCGGTGGAAATCTCACGTCAGGGGCGACTAATAGCGACTTGTCCGGGCAGGGGCTGAATATGATAGGGCTGCAAATCAACCCGCAACTCGAAATTATCGAAAAGCTCAAGCAGGCCCAGGCTGATTATGCTGCCTGGCTTAACCAGCAACAGCAGGCGATAACGCAGAGCACAGTCCTGAATGAGCAGCAGAAGCAGCAGCAACTGCTGGCCCTCCAACAGCAAGGGCAACAGAACCAACTGGCACTAAGCACCGCAGTTAATGCCGCACAGATGCAATCAGCGCAAAACTCTTTCTCCGGTATCACCGATTCGATGGGGGTGATGTTTGGTGAACAATCCGCGATGTATAAGGCTGCGTTTGTTACTCAGAAAGCATTCGCGATTGCACAAGCCGCTCTGCAACTTCCTATGGCTATGGGGCAGGCGCTGGCCGGTTTACCGTTCCCCGCTAATATTGCGGCCATGGCTTCAGTTGTCGGGCTAATGGCATCTATAACATCCAGCATCTCCAGCGCTGCCGCCGTCGGCTTTGCTTCTGGTGGATATACTGGCTCAGGCGGAAAGTATCAGCCGGCGGGTATTGTTCACAAAGGAGAGTACGTCTTCGACCAGGCATCAACGAACCGGATCGGCGTGTCTCAGCTTGAGGCACTTCGAAATGGCCAACCGCTTGATGCCACTCTCGGTAAGCCGGGGTTCGGTACAGGGGTGCAGAACGTCAGCAGCAGCCAGAAAACGATCGTTCACGCTCCGATAGTGCAAAACAATAATCTGCAAGGTATTACGCCCGAGCAATTGTCCACAACCCTAAATCAAAACAATGGACTAATGAGTAAGCAGCTATCGAAGCAAATCAAATCTGAGATGGCCAGCGAGGTGATTAGCCCAAAGGGTGAATTCGGGAAAGCCCTTAAAAGCCGTTATGTGCGCGGGTATAAGGAGTAAAGGGCTAGGTTGACAGAAGTGAGGAACGGTAAATTATGTTATTGAGCAAATCAGCCTATGCCAGGCACATGGGAGTAAGCCGACAAACAGTTTACGGCTGGATAGCACGTGGTGAGATTGTGCTATCAGGCGATAAAGTGGATGTTGAAGCAACACAGGCGAAGCAAAATTCTGCTGGTGCTGGTGCTGGTGCTGGTGCTGGTGCTGGTGATCAGCTGAATGAAATGACGTGGGCACAGGCCGCCGCATGGGTATGGGGGCATGACGGCGGGAAAGCGCTGCCGGCTGATATTGATACCGGTCAGCGAATAGAGGCCGCAGCTACTGAGCTGGGTTTTGATGTTCAGCACGAGCCCGATGAAAAATTGCTGATTCTCTTCCGGCCGGATGAAGAAACCCACAGCTTCTATGGCAAAGACCGTGCAGCAGGCGCTTTACGGTTTCTTCGTTCTGAGCTGGCCTATGTGGCCGCAATGCACCCCGAGACCCAGGATGACTGGAGCGAAGCAGGATTAAAGGCACTCTGTCTGCTGGCAGATGAAAAACTGTAA